AGACGGGTTTATCATTCCGGTAAGTTCGTTTGAGCCTTCTGTTACGCAACTAATCTCGATTAGCTTTGCTTCCTTAACTGCCCAAAAGTAACCTTTTTCAATAGCCTTTTCTTGGTTGCCCAATAAATGAATATATTTATTCCAAGTCGCAAATTCTTCTTTGTTGTCTTTATCGTTAACGGCAAGATCAATCTTTACATATTGCATCCCAACCGAATGCTGATCAATTTCGCCATCTTTATACGATTCGAAAATCAAAGCATTATACGAGCGTTTTATTTCGCTATCACCAAGCAGCGCCATTGTTTGCCCAACTTTGTTAACGCCTAAATCAGTCCAGTTCAAAACCTGTTCGTAAACATTAGAAAACTTACCTACTTTTGCAGTCAATTGGTTAACGTGGTCATGCCTATGCCAAATACGACCGTTACGGTCTTTAATTGAAACGCCAAATACATTATTCAAATGAACATCATCGTGACTGTCCATCCAATTGTATGTGTTACCGTTAAGCGTTCGGTAAATAGTATCTGAAGTATCTCTATCATCAGAAGTAGATTTACCAATAACTCCAACTGGATGCCCAACAAAACCACCAAAAGCATCAGCGTATTTAATCTGGGACTTGCCCAAATCTATCAATTCTGATTTATTAGCCACCAAATAATTGATAAGCTCTTTTTTATCGGTAAAATTAGGAAGGTTTAACCTCATTTTTTGATTGTTTGCTGCTCTTTAACCTGCTTTTCTTTTACGGCTTTAATTTCCTGTAATTCCTTTTGTGTAGGTACTTTAGGTTTATCGCTCATTTTGTAAAAATAAAAACGATTAACTTAATAAAATTATTTTTCGTTTCACTTTTGTGTTTATAAACATTATTGTTTATATTTGTTTATGACAGGAATAGAAGTTTTTAATGAAATAACCAGTAAGCCAAAGTGGTATGCTGGTTATGTATCTGCTCAGAATGCAAGTAACATAAAGCGAAGATTTAGAGCAGGAAAACTAGAGTTTTCTACTTTAGTTAAAATGTTTAATCATTTTGGTTATTTTTTAATAAATGAAAGTCCATGGATAAAATTATAGGCGTGTATAAAATAACAAGTCCAACTGGGGCTATATATGTAGGCAGTTCTGTTGACGTAAAAAATAGATGGAGTCAATATAAGTCTGGTTCTTTGAACGGGAAACTAAAAGACTCTGTTTTAAAATTTGGGTATTTTAATCATCTATTCGAAATACTAGAAGAGTGCAATATTGTTAATATTCGTGAAAGGGAGCGCTATTGGCAAAACAGATTATCTGCTTTAAATGATTTTAATTTAAATAGTAATTATGCAAACTCGTTAGAAAGAAAAGGCGTCAAAAATAAATTGTTTTATTTTGATGAATTAACTGGTGTTTATTATAATTCTGTCTCAGAAATTTCAGACATATATCCCGTTAGTCACTCTACATTAATGGCTTATTTCTATACCAATAGGGAGAAAAAAATAAAAAATACATTCTTTAAGAGATTTTTAAAAGTTTAATTTAAGCCCTGCTGTTGGATTCCCTGTCGCAAGGGCTATCCCTTTATTTTGCCGTTAGAAATTAATCCTCTTTTGATGTATGCATTGTATCGATTTGCACTCATATATGTACACGTGCAACGGCAATTAATCGACTGATCCATTGGAAGGTTCTTATCTCCAGGTCTTTGACAATCGTGGCCATCCAAGTTAAATAAATCATCTATTCCGATAATGATGTTGTTTTCCTGCAAATGTGCTGGTCTTTCTCGGCTATCATTACGACCTAACCATGCTTTATACCCTTCACCACCCTGTTCATCAATCCAACTTCTTGCGCCAATCTCTTTTCCTAAGTTGCTAATCTTTGTGGCTTCAGTTCGGCTTATGGTATTGCTTCTCAATCGCATTGCCTCGCCAACTTTACGAATAAATAACCTAACCGCTCCATCTTTGTCTAAGCCTAATAACTCGTCACTTGCTAAAGCCGAATTGATAATATTAATAGTGGTTTGGTTTAATTCCCTTTGTATTTGATAGGTATATGTTAATGCATAATCACGTAATTTACTAAACCAAACATCTACAAAAATATCTATTGCTGATTTATCGACGGGTTCTAACGATCGCTGATAGTAATACTCTTTTCTTGCGCTTGTCATGCCAAGCATATTGAATGCATTAGCGTATGCGGTTGCCCAAACTGATTGGTTGATCAATAAAGCAGGGTTAAGTCCGACCAATCCAACTACATTTGCATAATCAATAACTGGTTTTATTGTTTGCTTTAGTGCTTTGTTAAAGATTGGCCTTATTCTTCGCTCTGCTATTCGATGTGATTTAGCATAGTCTTTACGCTCCTGTTTAAATGGGTTCGTTGCCATTATCGGTTGATATTCCTAGTTCATTAAGTTGACTTTCTACATCTTGACCTACAATTACATCCGAAACACAAGCCATAAACTCAAAATGCATCGTTTTCATCTGCTTTATTAATCTTGTCGCATCAAGTGTTATAGTTATTTCTTCTTTAGCCATTACAGTTCTGTTGCTCCATCATTAGTGTCAAAATCTTGTTCTAATAAATCTGATAATTGCATAAGACCAGAAGGCACTAAGATGGCCCGACCCATTCCGTTTGGCAATTCATCATAACCAAAAACTTTTCGCCTCTCATCCTCGCTCAATGAAGGTTTGCCGTAAACTTCCATATTTAGTTTTAGATCCGGCGCCAACTCTGAATATTCCGTAATATCAGAAACAACGATAATATCAGACCACCATTGCTGGATTATTTTAGTAACCTTTTGATCAAATTTTCTAAGTTCTGAAATAACCAAATTAGTTACCAATGCTTTATAACCAGCATCTACACTATTTTCGCTTGAACTAAATTGAGCTGGAGATAATTCTTTAGGAATACCCATAATGGCAAATATGTTTTTCCATCGGCTATCCTCAGATTTGGTAATCTCCATTTCAGCAAGAGTGTCGCCATAAGGTGTTACAACAACTTCTCCATTGGTGAAATTCATTTTTCGGTTATTCCTTGCTCCCGACATATCCTCTCGGACTGTCCTTTGCATATTTTCCATTTGCTCCTTAGTCCACTTAGACTTAACCACGCTTCCGTCACCAACAAATTCTATTTTAGAGCTAAACAAAGTACCCCTACCACCGTTAATCATGGCAGCACCCTCTGCTTCATTTCCTGCATCATTCAATGCAATGTCTTTTGCACAAACTACGTCAACACCAAGTCCTTTTAATTGCCTATCCAAAAACGGGTTCCAATGACTAAGCATCATAACTGATTCTTTTGGTAAAAATATATTTTCGCCATTATAAAACGTATAACGATAACCATACACTAAATCAATACGCATATTGCTGCGAATGATTTCAAGTCTTGAAGGGTTTAAGGAGTGTACGGCGTATGGCGTTCTATTTCTGCTTAACGTTTCTTCAAACTGTTCAAACCAAAGAACTCCACTCCCGAAATTATAATTGTGCCAAAAGTCCTCCATTGTTTCAATAGAAAACATCCCGGATAATTCGTGATCTTCTATTTCATCTAGGCTTTGTGCTTTGATAGTTCTTCGCTCTGGAGTACTTAATGTTTTTGAATAATATTTAGAAGTTGATTTACCACCTTTTTTACGGTTGAATGTAATTGGCGCCTCAATCATTTTTCTTACAATGATATTTGCTCCTGTATAGAATATTTTATTACCGTAAGCCTCTCTCCCCGAAACGCCCCAATTGAATGTTCTGTCTGCTAATAATGACAATCCCATAGATAAATTTGGATTAACACCCCAAATTGATTTAGCAACAGGAGCGAGAACCGCACCAGCCACATTTTTTAAATATGCTTTGATTGCCATATTGTAAATCTAATATTTTTTACACAAATATATGATTTTATTTAAACTAGCTCGTCGCTCTCGATAACTACCTGTATTTCCCACCACATCCGCATCATAACCATATCGGAAACATCTGGAGAACGCCCTAACAATTCTTTTACCTTATCTTTTGGCACAACTTGTTTTTTACCGTCCTTATCCATATCTTTTTGTTTGACCTGCTCCAGTTCTTCAATAAGCCTTGCCACTAATTCTGGTTCATCAGATAATACGAATAATTGATTTGCCTTTACGACATCGGCCAACTTAAAATAGCATTGAGATTTTAGGTTATTGAAGTTTTCGCCATACAAAGGAGATGAATTATTAACAAATCCTTTGCATCCAAGTTGATCCATTACCCCACCACCAACACCATCTTCATCAACTATTATTTGGCTTAATGGTATTTCAAACTCTTGTGACAACTGTCTAATTACCCCAACAACCCAAGTAGTCGGCTTCTTTTTTAACTCAACAATCTTAATCAGTCTTAATCCTTCCCAAACACCTATCATTGTGCTGTCATCACCAAAACGAGCTATATCAGCCGTAATATACCTTTTACCTCCTTTAACGAATTTATTAGTGAAAATGTTATTAATATCATCAATCGACATTAACGCGGACGGATCATCATCGTATTCCCAGTCACCATAATAAAGCCTTTGCTTACTGTTTTTGTCTAACCTAAGTAGCGATTCCAAATAAGACGGGTGTAAATGTGGGTTATCAGTAGGTAAAGCTTGTATGAACTTTCTATAATCTGGTAAAGAACCGTCCTTGTTTGGTTTGTAAAAATGCGTATAAGTCCAATTCTTTGAAGGATTGCAAGTGCCTAACATCTTAGGCATCAGATCAAATTTGGTTAGCTTATAACGAATACGTGATTTTACTATCTGCCAAGCCTTGTAAACAACCTGGTTGCACTCATCGACTACGGCGCCGGTAATTTCCAATGAACCTAATCCATCGAAATTAGGATCCGAAGGGTAAAGAAATAAATCTTTTAGAAGTATATCGCTTCCGTTTTTCCAGTGTATAATATTTTCTTGTGCATTAAACTTAAACTGGTTTGATATACCAAGATTTGTTGATAGTTCAAAAAAAGTGTTTAGGGTTGTTTCCTTTAAGGTCTTTAGCTTACTACGCCCCATTAGCCATCGAGTGCCGGGATAAATCTGTGATTGCTCAATAAGATAAAGACAATCTAAAGCCGACTTGCCACCTCCAGCAGCGCCTCCATAAAGTATTTCTTCGGTGGTTTTATCCTTTAGATAAAAAACTGCGTTCTCCTGTTTAGCTAGTAGCCTCATTCGGATCTTTACCGTTTCCTAAATTAATGATGTTAGTATTTTGTGGCTTTGATTGGTCGTTGTCTTTTTCGAATAATCCTAAATGTTTAGATAGAGCTTCTAAAGCCCTTAACTTATCGTGAAGTTTTATCTTTCTGTTAGTGCCTAACTTTTCGCCACTTTCCCGTTCGATTTCGTCAAAGCTTTCTATACCAGCAATAGCGCCAGCCGTTTCATCATCAATATCGTCAATTGATTTTAACCCACCATCAACAGTCAATAATTTACGAACATCGCTAAACGCGATTTTACGGTATTCATTCAAAACTGACTCTTTGTTTATGCCACTTTTTAAAGCATATTCTTCCCTTAATTTTTGAATGTATTCATTTACTTCTGGTTCTTGAAGAAGATTGTAAGCTATCTGATCTTTTGTTTTTTCAGAAAAACCTGCGTAAACGGCTGATGCTCCGCCCTTTGCGGTTTCAAACCACTTATCTGCAAATTTTCTTTTCTGATCTGTTAACGCCATAAATTTTCTAAACCTATCTAAACCCAAAGTTAATCTTTATTTTGTAATTGCAATAACGGTTCTTGATAAAAGAAAGTAATTGTATTTTTCGCTACACATGTTGAACAAGTGATCTTCATAGCCATAAAGACAAACTCAGTATCAAAACTTTTTTCTTTAACGAAATCTAGCAAAATATAATCTTCTGGTCTAAGAACCGCTATGTTTGGTTCAACGCCTTTCTTTTCGATGTAATCTTGCTTTCCTTTAGCTAATAAGTCACAAAGTTGTTCGCTGGTCATAATAGCGGTTCTGTATTTAGTTCTTGGCCCGTCAAAGCGTTTAAATGCTTCCAAGTCTTACCTTCTTTTATCATTGAGACTGTCGGTCTACTTACTTCAAATAGATTAGCAATTTGCCCGTGAGTATAATAATTATCTTTTAATAATTTTCTGATAGCTAATACACACTTTTCATTTAATATGGATGTACCTACTTCAGATCCACGAGCTTTTAATTCATTTTTTGTGGCGTGTTCGTGATTATATGCAGACGTACACCATTCTAAGTTTTCTACTGTATTGTTTAACTTGTTACCGTCAATATGGTTAACGTCGCTAAGGTTATGTTTATTTGGTATAAAATTAAAAGCTACAAGTCTATGTATAGTTATGTTAACGCTTTT